AATCAGCGAGTTCTGCATTATCTACACCGATTACTTCGAAGTCTGCGGCCTCAGCTTTAGCATGCTGTGAATTTTCTGAACTACCAATTGCTTTACAAAGTTCTACACTTCTAAATCCACTGGTCACTTTCACTCTTCCGAACTGATCACGCACTGGCTGAAGTACATTTTCACACAGTTGTTTTAACTTATCAATCTGATCGCCATTAGGATTGTTATCAATATTTAAACGGATTGCAGTATCCGATTTAATGAGTTCTTGAAGGGTAAAGTTCCTAGAAAGGTTCATTATTTTGGTTTTACAATTTTATCTATACTTATACTACCATCTATCATTTTTTTTACAATAGCATCTACTTCTCCGCACATAAAACGTTTATTATTCATATTCATGTTCCGTGTCGCTTCACGTTTCATCTTTAAGCATGTAGAGATATCGGGTTGCATACGATGTTCAACTAATTGACCACCTATAAATAAACAAAGTGCAATAACTGTTTGTACCATTAGTGATTTCCATTAAGTTTTCCAATATTAGCCCTAACGCTATCTTTCAATTTCTCTACGTCTATTCGTAGTCTTTCAACGTCTGTTTGTAGTCTTTCAATATTAACTCTATTGTTCATCATACCATCGACACGTTCAGTTAATTTTTCTAATCCTTCTGCAATATGTTCTAGCAACATAAACTGTTCTTGATCAATTGGTTTTTGTGCTGATGCTTCAAGCAAGTCTTGTTCAAATAATTTGTTTGCAGTTTCTAATGCATTAAGTCTTTCAATAACACCAAATGCAAACCATGCGCCTACAATTACGGCTGCAACCAGTCCTATTAAATTACGTAACGGAAGACCGATACTTGTATTATCATCTATTTTTATTGACATGATAAACACTCATCAGAATCAGAATCTAATTCTGTTAATGCTTCTTCTTTACAATCTTGACTGCAAAATAAATCAAGTTCATCTTTTGGTTGAAATTCTTGTTCGCATTGTTTACAATTTTTCATTTTTTTCTCCCTCGTTTACGTTTTTTTGTAAAAGTTTTCCAGATTGTTTCAAACATGATGTCTATTTTTAGAAATAGATCATCAATTTTTCCGAAAAAAGTATACAGGAATTTGTCGAACATTAGAACAACCAATTTTTTATTTTTTGCCAAAAATTTTTCTTGACAGAAGATCCTAGTTTAACACCACCACAGCTGCAATTATCACAAATACATGCGTCACATTTATTACCACTTACATAATAACCTTGACCTACACAGTGACATCGGTGATTACAAATCTTACAATATTTTTTCATTTGCTTGCTATTTTACCTTTATTAGGTCCTTGTTTTATAACATATTTTTGTGTACCATTAGCACCCGTTTCAACTTCTTTTTTTAAATTTTTAAACAGATTCATTTGTTTTTCTTTTTGTTCTTTGTTTTTTAAAAATGTTTCAATTGTTTTTGTATCTCTCATTTGTCCTCCTTTGGTTCTATTTCATAGAACATTTTATCAGTATCTTCTGTAACCCAGTCCGAAGTTTCAACATCCCAGACAGTGTTTTGTACTTTATAGTCAGGCCAGCTGTTATCAGTAGTGTATGAATTAACATGCCACAGAATGCGATTATTAGGCTGAGCTGCATAATTGCCGTTAGCAAGAGCCAATATGTGTGCACACTTATGCTCTTGAGGTATTTCAGAATGCTCTGTATTAAGTATATTAGTTTCTGGATGCGCCCAGTCAACCGTAAAAAGATACTCTCCATGATAAAATTTTTTATCTTTTCCTAGATATTTACCATCTATACCAGCCAACCAATCAAAGCAATGCACGCTAGGCCAATAGCTAAAACAGTTCCACAGTTGTAACTGGTCCGTCGACATATCCGGCACATCGGCTCGATCATACTGTTTTTGGAAAAACGCTGAGATAGGCAAACGCCAAAAGCACGCACCATTGGGTAGCATGATGTTAAATAAGAGTGCGCGACCTGAAATAGAGACCAAACCAAAGATAACGCAGTCACTAGACTCTCCTTGATGTTCTTTAAGATCATAAAGATACTCCTTCCTTACTTTGCAATAAATTGGAGGAACGTTCGCGTTTAAATATGCCATAATATTTACCCATGTATTTCACCCCAAGTATTGCCATATTCATAATCAACTTTATTTGGGACTGCTAGTTTAACAGCATTCTCCATAATTTCAATTATCTTTTTAGCTTGCTCAGGTGATTCAACAGAAATATCTAATTCATCATGTATTTGTATATGTGGTATAATACCTTCATTGTACAAATCTAACATGGCTTTCTTAGTCATGTCTGCAGCTGAACCTTGTATTAGTTTATTTAAAGCTTTGTATGTAAATGCTCTTTTAATTCTACCTCTTCCATAAGTTCTTTCAGCTTCTTCTAAAGTCATAGGTGTATGCATACCAAAAGTATTTGGTTCCCATTTATTAAATCTACATCTACGTCCTAATAAAGTTCCTATTGATCCTGAAAACTGTGCATGTTGAGATGTTCTATTCATTAACTCTCTAACAAAAGGTACATTTTCATGATATTGATTAAACAAATTTTCAGCTTCTTCTTTAGTTGATAAACCAAGTTCTGCTTGTAATTTTGCTTTACCCATTCCATAAAATAATCCTAAATTAATTGTTTTAGCATTACTTCGAGATATACCTGCCATGTCTGCAACAGTTTGGTGAAAGTCAACTGAATCACTTTTAAATTTTTCTACAATTTGAGATACAGAATCATCATACATAATAGGATCAGTTGTTGCTGCATAATGAACAACCAATCTTGGTTCTTGTTGTGAATAGTCAAAACAACCCCAAGTGTGATTTTGTTCTGGAATAAATAATGATCTTATCTTTGGTCCTAAATCTTTATTTCTTGCAGGAATTTGTTGTAGATTAGGATTACTATAACTAAATCTTCCTGTCACAGTTCCTCCTTGATCTGATCGTATTGGATTAATATCCGCATGAATCCTACCTTTATGTTCATGTTTTAATATTGTATCAATAAAGGTTGTATGAGCTTTATTTATTTCTCTTGCCTTTGCAATTTTTTTAACTAAAGGATGTTTATGCTCCGATAAAAAATTTTTAGTAAAGGATGGTGCTTGTGATTTCAAAGTTCTTTCGTAATGTAAATTTAATTTGTCAAAAACTTTCGCAATCGATCTCGCTGCCCATATCTGCGTGTCAATACCTGTTTCTCGTTTTACTTCTAATAATAACGCTTCTTCTTCTTTCACCATTGACTGTTTTAATCGGTGTGCTGCTTCTACATCTACTCTTACTCCTTTAAATTTCATATCAATTAAACATGGAAATAACTGCGTTTCCAGGTCAAATATTTCTGATAAGTTTTGTTTTTGTATTTCACGTGAAAGAACTTTAAATAATTCTAATGTAAGCTCTGCATCTTTTTCTGCATAAGCTCCAACATACATCGCAGGAAGTTTATACATTTCAGATTTTGCATCTACTCCTGCAGCTTCTGCTGCTTCTTTTAAACCTTTCTCATCTTTAACTTCTCTTAAATATTCAAAAGCAATACTATTTAAAGTGTATGATAATCTATTTTCATCAATCAATGATGACATGACCATTGTGTCAACAATAAAACCATTTATTTCAATATTATAAGATCTTAACCAACACACATCATACATGGCATTATGAAATATTTTTGTATTATTAGCTTTACAAACATCTTTAACATAATCTAATACAATTCTTTTATCTAAATTACCTTCTCTATGACCTATTGGATAATAACCAGACCAACCATCAACTGCTAATGCAATACCAATTATTTCTCCTTCACCAATAACTGCACCGGATCCTCTTGATTTTAAATTAGGATCCCTAGTTTCTAAGTCAATTGCTACGTAAGGATATTTTGATAAATCAGGAAATGTTTCTGGACAATTCCATTCTGTTGCTGCTGTAAAAATCATATTAAATCAAATAAATAAATTGTTATTAAACTGTAAAGAAACAGATCATGTATTGGAGCTAAATTCATAAATATTTTTTTTGTATTTTTTTATTTAACTCTTCTTTATTACTAAAAGCATAAAGAGCTGCATGATAATCTTCAGGAAAAATTTCATAGAAAGGTCCTTCTTTACCATTACATCCTTCTCTTTCAGGATATATTTCTAAATAAAATTTATGTTTACTTATCTTTATTTCTTTTTTTATTGCTTTTGCCATCTGTATCTTTCATTTTTTTAATTTCTAATTCACAATAATGAATTATTTTTTCTAAGTCTTGTATACCATTTTTATTTAAATATCTACACACGTACTTCACAACGTTTCCTTGAAAGAATGAGAGATCATTCTTTGAAATAAATTCGTAAGGTTGAATGTGAAAATCTTTGTAGTGACTCCCGCCTATCTGCTTATCTTGTGGAAAGGCACTCTCAAACATGTCTTTACTTGTCATATTATTTCTTCTCCTATGTTATATTGATATTCATAACCTTGATTCATTATGAATAAATTTTCTTTTGCTCTTGTCACACCAACAAAAAATAATCTATGTTCGGTGTCTTTATTTATTTGCGCTGCTTCATAAATAATTCTTTCTAAATCTGTAAATAAAACTACATTTTCTGCTTCTTCTCCTTTAACAGAATGTATAGTTGATAATTTTATTCTTGCCGGTTTACTTAGATCCTCGCCGCTCGCCACTAGTTCCTTGATATAATCATATTGATAATCTTTAAATCGTAATGCATCCCAACCTCCTGATGCAATAAGTCCATGATTTAATCTTAAATCATCCATATCAACTGAATCAATATTGACTAAAGATTTTCCTGCAGAAAAACCATATTTCACGTCTCCTTCTTCATATTTCAAATATTCATAAATATTTCTAGCTTCATCCCCCGATATGTTTGCACCTTTGTTTAATCTATTCCAATCATTAATTGCTTTAAGTATCTCATTGGGCAACAAATCATTATATTTACATTCAAATCGATAACCTATTTCTTGAAAAGTGGGCACTAAATTTTTCATTTGTTCATTTGTTCTAGTTAAAATCATCCATTGGCCTTTACTAAAATCTAAATCTTCTAATTCTAAGTTTTCAAAAACCCGACCATCAGCTTGTCTTGGTTCCCAAATCTTTTCTCTTCTTTCATCAATGTTATCTAATATAGATAATGCAACTTTATGCACAGCTTTAGGCACTCTTCTTGATTGTGTTTGATGATCGGAAATCCCTTCAAGATTTATAAATGTTTTAGGGTCAGCCCCTTGAAACGCATAAATCGCTTGATCGTCATCCCCTGCAATGTAAGATCTTTTACAACACGATTCGATGTAAAAAAACATTTCCCACTGCAGAGGATTTAGATCTTGGGCTTCATCGAGAAAAACAGCGTCGAGGGAAGGACATAGTTTTTTCTCAACAAACTTTGAAATCATGTCTGAAAATTCATACATGTTATAATCTTTTTTATAATCTAATATATCTTGATTAATTTGTTCTAATAAAGGTTCACTGATGTAATCAATTAAATCAAGTTCTATTGCTGCATCTTGTAATTTAATTTTTTTACATCTTGAATATTCAATAACTTGCATATATTGATTTCTATATTCATTAAAACCATTTTCATGTTGTTTAGTTTCAAAATGCATATCATTGTGACCATATTTATTTTTAAATGCATTCCAGTTTTTATCTTTCAATAATTGTGTGTTCGTATCGATTCCTAACATTTTAGTTCCCATAGAATGCATGGTACAAATCCAATCAAATTCAAATGTTGGATATTCTTTTTTTATTCTTTCTTTTGCTTCATTAGCTGCTGCATTACTAAATGTAATATAACAAATTTTCTTAGAATCTGTTTTATTAATAATTAATTCGTTATGTAAATGTTTATGTATCAATGTATGTGTCTTTCCTGTTCCCGGTGGACCTGCTATCACTGTTCTCATTCAAACGCCGCCGGTTGTTTTTCTATTCTTTTAGGTATGTATTTTTCAACTTCTATTTTTTCTACACACCAAACTTTTACACTTTTTTCTTCTTTACCTACTGTAACTTTTACAACATCAGTTTTTGCACCAAACAGTTGTTCTAATAATCGTATAGTTTTATTTTTAGGATATTTTTTTTCTGACCAAGTTTTTTGTTTGATGACATATGCCCAGAAATCTTTAAATTTAAAATAACTAACACCGTTTTGTGTATATGGTTTTCTTTTTAAAACATCTTCCATAGACTTACCATCTCTACTAATAAAAGTTGTAAGTAATTCTTTAAGTTGAATATCTTTTTTAGTATCATCTGGAGCTTGAATTGTGGCCATATTCTTCATTAATGATGCTAATTGTTTTCTCCATACTATTTTAGCAACAGGAATTAATGGTGTTCCAAGTTCTGTCATACATTCAATACTAAACTTTTCATGATCATGTAGTGTAGGTGCATCTACTTCAACAGTGTCTTCATCTATATCTACAAAAAATATTGGTGGATCAGATTCGTATTTTCTAATTGTAGAAATAACTGGCATTCTAACTTCACTACCTTTTCCAAATTGTTTTGTATAACAAAGTCTTTCATCACAAAAATTACAAATAGGTTTGTCTTTACATCTAAAATCATAATCTTTTGCATCAACTTGTTTCTT